GAAGTTAGATTCACAAGCAGCTATTGAACTGATGTACGAGCTATCTGATAAGCATCAGGCAGCCTTGAGTTCTCTTCAAGGTGTGATGCCCAAGGTACAGAAGTATAAGAAGGTTAAGCGGCCTACCAAGCCCTTTAAGAAAGATGGTAGACTATCTATAGTGGGCCAGAAGTGGCAAGATGTGTGCGAGGGTAATGATATATGTTTTCATAACGACGAGGAGCATAAGATACCTAGCCATTTTGTTGAACCTAAAGCCTCTAGTCCACAGCAGATTAAGGATTGGTTATTTAGTTTGGGATGGAGTCCAACGACATTTAAGTATGTGGCTGATGGAGTAGATGAAAACGGGTACGGCAAGAAGAGAGCTATACCGCAAGTTAAGAAGGGTGATGACTTATGCCCTAGCATCAAGAAGATGTTGGCCGATTACCCACAGTTACAACACCTTGAAAACTTAGGAGTTGTGGGACACAGAAAGGGTTTAGTGTCCGGTTTGTTGACCGCTTGTAGTGATGATGGTTATGTCATTGCCGCTGTACAGGGCTTGACTAACACTATGAGGTTTAAGCACGCAGTGTGTGTCAATATTCCGTCAGCACGTATGCCATATGGAGAGGAGATTAGAGCTTTATTAACAGGCAGTGATGGCTATGAGTTATGTGGCAGTGATATGAGCAGCTTAGAGGACAGGACAAAGCAGCATTACATGATGCCGATTGACCCTGACTATGTAACTGAGATGAATAAGGATGGCTTTGACCCACACCTTGATATTGCTGTAGAAGCTGGGTTCTTAACCCAACTACAGTCTGACGCTTATAAGAGAGGAGACTTTAGCAAAGATAGTAAAGCATACCTAGCAGCAGAGAGACACAAGGGTAAGACTACAAACTATGCTAGTACGTATGGAGCAGGGCCACAGACCATAGCAGATGGTGCAGGCTGTACACTGGCAGAGGGTAAGGCACTACACGCAGCCTACTGGGATAGGAACTGGAGCCTGAAAGCTATAGCAGATAACCAGACTACAAAGACAGTGAACGGTATCTTGTGGTTACTTAACCCAGTCAGTAAGATATGGCATGTGTTGAGGAACAAGAAAGATATCTTCAGTACACTTAACCAGAGTACAGGTACATATTGCTTTGATATGTGGGTGAAAGAAGTATTAAAGAAAGACGTTAAGATTGTCGGACAGTTTCATGATGAGATTATATTCAGAAGCCCACCAACACACAGGGTTGCAGTTACTAAGTTCCTTAAGGGGTGTGTAGGTAGGGTTAATAAGAACCTCAAGTTAAACAGAGACTTAGATGTTGATGTAGATTTTGGGGAGTCGTATGACAAAATACATTAAATAATATGTTGACAAGCACTAAATAATACTGTATAGTGTATCTTGTAAAATTGAAAAACAAACGGAGAAATACAAATGAGTAAGACTTTATTTGAGAAAATTGAGGTAATGCAAGCAGCATTTGATGGGGAGGAGATTGAGTGGACAACCTACTCTTACGAGGACTGGACAGTAGTTGAACAGAAACCAAACTTAAACAGTTGGAATTGGACAACGTTTGATTACAGGGTTAGGGAAGCCCCTAAAGAAATGACAGTAAGTGAAATTGAAGAAGTTCTTGGATATACAATTAAGGTGGTGTTCTAAGATGAAAAGCACAGAAGAAAAGATTAAGGTGATGAAGGCTTATGTTGATGGGGAGGTAGTTGAATACTACCATATCAGTAATATACAGTGGTTTAACACACCACAGCCACATTGGAACTGGACTAAGACGGATTACCGAATCAAACTCAAAACAAAAGAAATGACAGTAAGCGAGATTGAACAACAACTTGGATATACAATTAAGGTGGTAAAATAAGATGGCTATACAAAGACGCGGTGAAGCACAATCAGGTGAACGTAGTGACCCTATCCCTAACCTACCAGTGGGTGAGCATGAAGGTCGGTTACGTTATGTTATTGATTTAGGTATGCACCATAACGAGTACAAGGGTGACGTGAAAGCAGATGTACAAAAGCTTAGTATTGGTATTGAGATTGTAGGAGAGACAGTAGAGATTGACGGTGAGCAACAGCCACGGTTACTTTGGGTTAACCCCTTCAACGTATACTTCTCAATGACTGAACGTGGTAAAGAGTTTGCCCTTTATAAAGTCTTTGATGCAGCCGCTGAGGTTGGTAAGACTGCGGACTGGGACAAGGTTATTAACGAACCGTGTAACGTAACGGTAATTCACACACAGGGTAAGAACGAAAACGCAGACCGTACTTACGATAACATCGGTGAGTTATCTCCTATCCCTAGCAAGTACAAGAGTGGTGTGGAGGGAGGTTTGATTACAAACGGTTGCACAGGTGATGCAGAGGATGAAGAATCAGCAGCAACAAGTGCTATGTACGGCCTAGTTAGTTGGATGTTTGAGCAAAGGCTTGGTGCTAAACCGCCAGCAGCTAAACCAGTAGCAGCTAAGCCACCAGCAGCAGAAGAAGATGACTCAGATATACCCTTTTGATTCAATGACATAGGAGAAACAAGATGCAGTTACTCATTGACCTAGACGTAGTAATTTATAGGATAGGCTTCGCTTGTCAGAAGAAGAATGAAGATGGTGTGATAGTAGCAGAGCCAGTAAGGTACGCGCTCTACTCACTAAAGAGATACGTGGAAACTATGATAAAGTCTACTAAAGCTGATAGCTCTAGGTTGTTTTTAACTGGCAAGGGTAACTTCAGGATGGCGATTGATGGTGAGTATAAGGCTAACCGTACGGACACGGCCAAGCCTATTCATTATGATGCTCTTAGGGAGTACGCTATGAAGCATATGAAAGCTGAGATGATACATGGTATGGAGGCTGACGATAAGTTAGCACTGTGTCAGACAGAAGATACTATGATTGCTACTACTGACAAAGATCTCAAAATGGTAGCGGGTAGGCATTATAACTTTGTCAAGAAGGAGTATGAGACACTCACACAGGAGCAAGGCACTCACTGGTTCTACATGCAGATGCTAATGGGTGATAAGGCAGACAACATACCCGGCATCAAGGGTATAGGGCCAAAGAAAGCAGAGAAGCTACTGGCTGAAAGCACAGACTGGGATGCTACTGTAGAGTCTCAATACGAAAACTTCTTCGGAGAGGGTTGGTTTCAACGGATGTGTCAGAATACACAGCTATTATGGATGTTACAAAAGAATGTTAAGATGCCTATGAATATAAATAACAAGGGGGAGTTATGAACACCTACCGTAGTGGTTATGAGGTACGCATTTCAGAGGACTTGGAAGAGCAAGGAATAGAGTTTGCATATGAGAGTACAACGCTTATGTACAACAAGCGTACTACTAGGAAGATGGTGTGCTTAGACTGCGGTAGCCAGCATGTACTACAGAAAGCTAAGTACCTAACAGACTTTAGACTACCCAATGGGATATACATTGAAGCTAAGGGGTGGTTTAAAGCAAGTGACCGCAGTAAGATGGAGTCAGTGATTAAGTGTAATCCAGACCTAGATGTACGTATGCTCTTTCAGAAGGAGGGGTGGGCTAACGCGAGTAAGACTGTATCTTATACCCAGTGGTGCGACAAACGTAAGATTAAGTGGGCCATAGGTTTGGTTCCTATTGAATGGATTGAGGAGGAAGGTGAAGATGTCTAACAAAATGGATACCAAGTTTTGCTATAAGTGTGGTGAGGAAGAGCCTTCGTACCAAGTGGTGGGTTATCTTAGAAATTGTCTTTGTTGTGGTGGTAGGGGCGGGGTTATGGAAGTTAGAGAGATGATGGATTACATGAACGAGCAAAACCTACGTGGTTTGATTAACAATAAGCTAGTTGAAGATTGTATTGACGAAGAGTACAGCGAACCAGAGTTAGACTTTAACGACGATGATTACTTACTTGCAGAAGCGGATGCCAAGAATGATTACCTAGATGATTTGGAGGAGGAGTTGTGATTAATTACGATACAATAGTAATAGCAGATACGCAGGTTGATAATGAATCTCCAACAGAACATCTGGAAGCCCTTAGCCGATACATCTGGAAGCATAAGCCAGCTAACATCGTACACATTGGAGACCACTGGGACTTCCCAAGCCTAAGTAGTTATAGTTCAAACCTAGATGGTGAGAACCGTAGGTTGTATAATGACCTACAGGGCGGCTTTGATGCCTTCAAGCTTATCATGGCTGAGACAGACCGTGGTAATCGAGTGGGTAAGCAGAAGAAGTACGTACCCAACAAGCAGTTCGTAATGGGCAACCACGAGAACAGATTAGCTAGATTCATAGCAGAGCATCCAATCCTAGAAGGTTGTTTTGATTTAGATAAGTTTATTAGAGACCAAGGGTGGGGTGTTAACAAGTTCTTAGAACCCTGCTGGATTGATGGTATATGTTATATCCACTACCTACCTAACGCTATGTCAGGCAGGGCAGTCGGTGGTAGTATTGAGAATAAGCTGAACAAGTTTCCTCATAGCTTCGTACACGGACACCAACAACAGTATCAGTATGGACGTAGACAGAACATGTCGGGTACACCGCACCTAGGAGTATGTGCTGGTTCATTCTACATGCACGACGAGGAGTACCGTGGTTCACAGAATACAGAGATTAGAGGCTTCGTTCATATGAAGTCCTTCACCAACCGCTATGACAAGCTAGACCACGATGTAGAGTTTGTTAGCTTAGAACGATTACTTACACAGTACGGGGAGACTTAAATTGATTAATGGTAATGAGTTAACAGAGGCAGACAAGGAGGCTGAGTTTATCCGGTTAGGTAGGTGGGATATGCTAGGCCCACGGCCACAGTACGACACCAATAACCAAGAGTGTCACTACGAGGACACTAGTTCTTACACACTTGAAGACCAACTGACCAACAGTCACGTGGGTATTACAACAGTACGGGCTAAGACTATAGTAGGTGGTGTGTATGACGCTGGCCACCACTACCGCAAGATGTATAAGGGTGTTAAGCTGGACCCTTTTCGGATAGCAGATATCTATGGGTGTGATGGAATCCAACTAACTATATTAAAGAAGTGTTTAGTAACCGGTAAGAGGGGTTCTAAGGATGCTGTACAGGATTACAAGGACATTATAAACGCAGCCACAAGAGCTATAGAAATACTAGAGGAAGACAGTGATGAACAGTATTGAATGGGGGGTGGATAACAAATGAGTGAGTCAGAAAGATTTAAGTGGGAGGCATACCCATTTAGGATTGATAGCTTTGGGAACTGGTTATCATTTGGTTATCCCATCGTGGGGGGTTGGCTACCCTACCTAGCCTTCAAGACTAGTAGCATGACAGCGAAGAATTCTAGTTCTTACGAAACAATCAGTTATCTACTTGCTGAGTGGTTTATCAGGGGTTACGCAGTAGTTTATAAAACTAAGGAGTCAGAATGAATAAAGTAGTTGAGACGCTTGTAGGTACACTTATAGTATCAGCAGTGTTTGTAGCTGTTGTTACATGGTGTGTACTGTTATCCTTTGCTACGTTCAAAGCAATTGAGTACCTAGTATTATGATGGAAGAAGGGGGTTTTTAATGGCTATACCAAGATTATTAGAAGAGAAGACAACATACACGATAGACTACCCACAAGCCATTGCTTATGCAGAGTCTCAGCAAGACATCTTCTGGACTGCTACCGAGATAGAGATGGAGAAGGATTTACACGGGTTAAGGACTGACCTTAGTGAGGCTGAGTATCATGCTGTTACAGAGAGCCTTAAGCTGTTTACACTGTATGAATTAAAGGTAGGCGACTACTGGTTAGACTATGTATTCAAGACCTTTAAACGTCCTGACATTCAACGCATGGCTGCTGTGTTTGGGTTCTTTGAGTTGAACGTACACGCTCCATTTTACAATAAGATTAACGAGGTGCTTGGCCTTAA